TGTAACATTACTGTAACATTTACTGTAACATTTTTGGTGAAATTGGTCATTTTCTCCAAAAAATAGTTTATATTAGAAAAATATATATATGTTTTTACAAGTTTTTGCCAAAATTAGAAATTATCAAATTAAATATTATTATAATATGTTAATATTATCACAGATAGGTCAATTTATATTACATTTGCCTTTTAAACGCTCCTCAAGCATGACAGAAAAAATTAAGATATACGATAACAAACGAAGTGAGGAGCGTTTTTTTATCGGGCACAAGGGGAGCGGAGTAATCTTTTTCACTCGAAATTGACAAACCTCCCCTTTTAATTTTTTGTTATGAAAGAATTAGTAGGTTTTTATCTTAAGTATTTAGAAGGTGATTTCTCATTGACTGTAGTCGATGACAAAAAAGCGTCGATATGCAAATGGACCGAATTACAAACAAAGAAGTTAAATAAGGATGAATTTACAAATATATATTCATCACCAAAGGCTCGAGGAGCAGCATTGATAACCGGTTATGATAATCTTGAAGTTGTCGATGTTGACCTGAAGGTATTCAGTACTACGCCCGAAAAAGAAGAATTTTGGAATACCTTATTATCATTATTGCGGGAGGCAATTTATGATTTCGATAAAATATTTTCGATTTACAAAACAAAAAATGCGGGCTATCATATTCTTTACAAAACAAAAAGATGCCAACCATCTCAAAAGTTAGCAAAACTTGAAAATCATACTCAGGCAGTTATTGAGACTAAAGGGAAAAAAGGGTATGTTATCATGTACCCGGACGGTTGTGTTAACGGTATTGAGTATAAGGATATTCAATATATCAATGATAAGGATTGGAATTCATTAATGTTGATATGCAAATCATTTGATTATATTATTGAAGATAATATTATTGTTCAACCTAAACAGACAAAAACACACAACAATGGTATCACACCATTAGACGATTTTAACTCGCAAAATAAGGTGTGGGATGTTATTAATGAAGAATTTACAATCGTCAAAAATCTAAGTGATAGGTTAGTTTTAAAAAGGATTGGTTCAGAGAATTTTTTATCAGGTAGCATATTCAAAGAATCAGATCTATTATATTTATTTACAACAAGTACCATTTATCCGGCAGAAAAAGGGTTATCTGCCGCTGCCGCATACGCATACAAGTATCATAACGGTGACTTTAACAAAGCCGCTAAAGACTTGTATAATCAAGGTTTTGGGTCACGACTTGAAAAGGAATACAAGGAAAAGGAAAAGATAATAATTAATGAAAATATTGATTATGAATATAATAATGAGGACATTATATTTCCAATTGATGTTTTTCCACTTCAATTCAAAAACTTCATCCTACAATGTAATGAAAGGCTTGATACCGTTATTGATTATGCGGGATGTAGTTTGCTATGGGCGGTATCTTTGATAATCGGAAATAGTTTACAAGTGAAGGTAAAAAATGGGTGGTATGAGCTCCCTGTCGTTTGGTTTTCTTTAGTAGGTAATCCGGGTATTGGAAAAACTCCCTCTATAAGATTAATGTTAGCACCGTTAATAAAGGAAAACAACAAAAAGATTAAAGAATACATTGAAAGAAAAAAAGAATATGATGCGTATGAAAAGTTATCAAAAGCGGAAAAAGAGAAACATATAGACGTTGAACCACCTTCAAAAAAACAAAACATAGTCGATGATATTACAATGGAAGCATTAATTGACCTACATGAAAATGTTCCTCATGGAATAGGAATATTCAAAGATGAATTAGCAGGGTGGCTTAAAGATATGAATAAATACCGGTCCGGGTCAGATCTTGAAGCCTGGTTATCATCGTGGAGCGGTTCAAGTATTAACATTAACAGGATGACACGTCCAGGATCTTTTGTTGAAAAACCATTTATGCCGGTAATTGGTGGAATACAACCCGGAATATTAAATACATTATACAGCGAGGATAAGAAGGATAATGGGTTTATGGACAGAATGTTAATTTCATTCCCGGAAAATATAGTACCACTTTATAATGATAAAGAAATAGATTATGATGTGTTGAAATGGTATGACATGGCAATAAAAAAAACTATTTCATTAATAGAACAAATTGATGATGATAGGAATAAAGTAGTTTTTTCCACGAATGCAAAAAAGATGTGGATAGATAAATTTAACGAAATTAGCAACAAACAGAATTCAGAAAATGAAAATGAGTACTTTAAGTCGATGTACCCAAAACAAAAATCCTATATCCCTCGTTTTGCACTCATTCTTAACGTCTTATTTTGCACCATTGACGATAAATATAGTATTGATGTAATATGTGATAAGGCGATGGAAGGGGCGATAAAATTAAGTGATTATTTTGTCGCTCATGCCAAAAAGATAAAATTTGAAAAAAAGGTTACTGAAGACATGGAAAATGTAACGAATAATCACAATTCGATATATGAAAAAGTCAAAGCTGCATACAATAATGATAACAACTTCAATAGAAGCAAATTAGCAGACTTATTATCAGTATCACGCATTACAATTATCCGTTATGTAAATGAAATAAAAGATGCGCATGAAGGTAAGTATTAATGATATTGTTATTGGGAAGATGCAGGGTGAAGATGTGATAATTATAAAATCAGTCGATTTGATTAATGATGACGGCACGTATTTTAGAAAAGCAAAAGTGAATGAAAAACTTGTCGAATTGATAAAAGAAGAATTATCCTCATTTGACACCAATCCTGCTGAAAATAGGATTAATAAACTTCATTATATGAGCAATAAGAACCCTCTTGTAATAGATTTGGTGAAGAATTTGAAATTGAAAATATGTTAAGGGATTATCAACTCAATGCTATTGAATCAATTGAAAAAGAATTTGATAATGGTGGGAATAGATGCCTCCTTCAGATGCCTACCGGAGCAGGGAAGACTTATGTTTTCTGCGAACTTGCAAAACGTTCTTTTCTGACTGAAATAAAGAAAGTATTAATTATTGTACATAGGAAAGAATTATTAAAACAAGCATACGAATCATTAGGAGAAAGATGTTTTAAAATTGAGGCAAAAATAAAAAATATTAATCCAAATTATGATTATTACGTCGGGATGGTTGAGACGGTTAATAGGCGGATTCAAAAACTCCCGGAATTTGGACTTATTATTATTGATGAAGCTCATATCGGGAATTTCAATAAATTAGACTTCTTCAAAAATGAAAGCATAAAAATTGTAGGGGTCAGCGCCACGCCAAGCAGCAGCAATAAAATCTCTCTATCAGATATGTATAAAAAAATAATAATCCCAACAAGCATATCTTTTTTGATTAAAAATAATTATCTGGTCGATGCTCATACCTATTCTTTTGAAGAACAAAATATTAAAAATGCAAATTTTAAAACAGATAGGTCAGGTGATTATAATATTGACCAAATGTCACAATTTTATGAAAAAAGAGGCATGATAGAAACGGTAATTAACAATTACTGGAAACACATACCTGGTAAAAAAACAATGGTATTCAACACATCAATAAAACACAATAAAAAGGTACATGAGGCATTTTTAAACGAAGGATTAAAATCATATTATGTAGATTCTTTAATGTCAGATGAAGAAAGAGACGAGAAAATAACTTCCTTTATCGAAGATCCTCACGGCATAATGAATAATGTAGGAATCTTAACAACAGGGTTCGATTGTCCATCAATAGAGGCAATAATATTAAATCGAGCAACAAAAAGTATTAATCTTTATTACCAGATGATAGGTAGGGGCGCACGCACAGCAAAGAACAAAGAATATTTCACAATCCTCGATTTAGGCAATAACGCAATTACGCATTCCCTTTATTCTTCTAATGTAGATTGGGAATATTATTTTAAAAAAAGCAAAAAGGAAAGCAATTCAGGGAATGCTGCTCCGACAAAGACATGCCCAAAATGTGGGGGCGTCGTCTATATTAATGCAAAATTATGCCCACTCTGTAATTATGTATTCCCAATAAAAACACCGGCCGAAAGGTTACAAGAAAAACTTGTAAAATTAAATGCCGATGACCCTATAAAAATAAATATAAAAGGATTGATTGAGATAGGTAGTATGAGGGGTTGGAATGTGTATGCATATCCCTACAAAATAGCAGAGCACCTTCTTAATTATCAAAGAAAACATAAAGATATTATAGATGATGATACCCTAATAGCTCTTGCAAACCCTTTTTTTGAGGAATGGTGTAAAATAACTGGAAAGGGAAGAACGCAATGGAATAAGGATTTTTTTCACAATGCAATAAAAAAAGTACAAAGTGAAAAAAAGTGAAAACAAAATTCAAGCAGAATGTTACATGTGGTATAACAACACTTATTGCCTCAAGCAGCAAAAAAACAGAGGCATGATGTTTTCAATCCCAAATGAACTTGGCACAACAAATGCAATAAAAACGGTAATATCAAAATCAATGGGATTACTTGCAGGCGTAGCAGACACAATCGTCATCCTCCCGTCAAAAGAACTTGTTTTTGTCGAATTTAAAACGGACGTAGGCCGTCAATCCAAAGCGCAAAAAGAATTTGAAAAGCGTGTTACCGATTTAGCTTACAAATACTTTGTTATTCGATCATTATCAGAGTTTAAAGAATTAATCATAACTTTGTTAAAAAATATAACATGAACAATTTAGCAACACTATTTATCAAGACAGAAACGATTAAGATTCTTCTTGAAACCTTACAAAAAAAAGGTTCTAAAGGCGTTGAATTGACAATCTCAACGTCAGACAAAAATAACGACTACAACCAAAATGTGTCGGCATGGGTAGCACAATCAAAAGAAGAAAGGGAAGCAGAAAAAAAGAAATTCTATGTCGGCAATGGGCGTGTCTTTTGGGGTGATGGCATTGTCCCAAAAAATGAACCAAAAGAAGAAGTTAATGACACAATTTTTGTAGGTGATGAATTGCCATTCTAAGTTATGATAGATAGAATTAAAGGGATAATTAATGTATAAAGGAAAAAAAGTATCTTTGCAAGAGAGAAAAAAACAAGCGGCAGAAGCATAAAAGTAATGCGCTTGACGTTCCAGTCAGGAGAAGGGGTGCGATACCACCCTGCCGCTCTAATTATTATGAAACAAAAAAAACGCATATCAAAAACTGAATCCATTAAGCAGATTTTAAACCTGCTAAGGAAAGGGTATGCGACAGAGGAGATATTGGAAGAAATCAGTAGCAATTGGGTGTTACCTGAAACGACATTCTATAATCATTTTAAAGAAGCCAAAAAAACATATAATAATGAGCTACAAGAGCAGCAAAAGGAGATTGAGGTAGCAAGAGCCGCAGAGGTAAAGAAAGCCACTCAAAAAGGCTTAAAATCGAAATTTGAAAGAGATGTAGAAATTCAGGACGAAATAGAACATTACAAAAGCGTTCTTTCAGGCGAAAAAAAGGTATCATTCATCTTAGGGCAAAAAGTATCAGCAACAGAAAACCTACCTATCCAACTCGTCCTACTCGTTCAGAATACAATAAACGACCTGCGCAAAGAATTAGCAAAAAGATTAGGCGAATATGCCGCTACAAGTATTAAAGTAGAAGAAGTTAAACCTGATGTCACATACATGACATTATCCGAGCTTGACGAAATGGAAAGGAGACTAAATGGAACAAGCGATTCAACGTAAAGGCGAACTTGAAAGAAAAATAAAGCAAAGACAGTGCCTTATTTCATTGCGACGTTTTTCTGAACACTTTTGGAATATCATTATTGAAAATGATCTTGTTTGGTCAGAACACATGTCAATAATGTGTGATGAGATTGAAGAAGTGTATAAGTTAGTTTTCCAGCGGAAACCAAAAAAACATGACCTTATAATAAATATACCACCCGGCACGTCAAAGACGACAATATGTTCTATTATGGCCACCTGCTGGGCTTTTGCAAACATGCCTGAAATACGAATACTTGTAGCGAGTTATGCAGATGACGCTGTAATAAGTATAGCAGATAAGATAAAGCTTATATTGAATAGCGAACGATACAAAGAGCTATTCACGTGGGTAGCAATACGGCATGATGTCAATAACAAGCACAATATAAAGACGACAAAAAACGGTGAGTTATATGCAGCGTCGGTAAAGGGAACAATTACCTCAAAACACTTTGATATATTGACAGTTGATGACCCAATAAACCCAAAAGATGTAGATAGCCGGAGCGCAATTATTGCTGTTAATACAAAGTTTTACGCTCGTACATTGCCAACAAGAAAGGTAGATAAGGAGGTTACTCCGACAGTAACGATAATGCAAAGATTGGGGGTTAATGATCCGACTGCATATCTGATTGAAAAAAATAAGGAAGGAACAAGACATGTAGTCCTACCGGCAACAAATGAATACGCCGTTAAACCGGAAATATACAAAGATATCTATGTTAATGGGTTACTTGACCCTATAAGACTATCACAAAAAATCCTTTCTGATGCTAAACGCGACTTAGGGTTAACAGAATATGCAGGGCAGTTCGGTCAGTCGCCTGTTCCATTTGGTGGGAACATAATAAAAGATGGGTGGATAACTATTATTGAAAAGACTGATTATTTTCTAAAAAAATCTTTGGTCTTTAATTATTTCCTTGACACTGCATACACGAAAGACACAAAGAATGACCCTACCGGAATGCTAACTGCAACGATAATAGATGGTGATCTGATAGTGTATGATTATTGGGCAAAGCACCTTGAGTTATTTGACTGTGTGAACGAGATAGAGAATACATATAATGAAAAAGGGGATATAAGAAGTAAGGTAATTATCGAAAACAAAGCCTCCGGCATAAGTATCAACACAGAATTAAAGAGAAAGTTCAAAAACAAGATGAATATTTTCTTATACAATGTGAAAGGTAAGAAAGAGGATAGGCTACGCTCGTATGAAGGGTACTTTCAATCTGGCAAAGTAAAGCTTGTAAAAGGGGATTGGAATGAAGCCTTCATAGCTGAACTTACCGGATACCCTGATGTCCCACATGATGAATCAATCGACTGTATAACGATGGCACTTAATTATTATCTTGTCAATGCAAGTCGTGGACAAAGAAAAATGGAAATATATTAATGATTATTACCTTTTAATTGTACTTTTGTGAAAAAGAATTAATAATGGAAAAAATAACAAAAGCTCTAATCGAGGAGATTAATGACATTACCTCTTATTCCGACCTCATTAAATTGCAAAAATTAATTGATGTTGTAATTAATAACGACTTTAGGAATTCAGAAAAAATAAGGAGTGCAGTTGCAGAAACAAAAAAGAAGATTAACACGACTGAACTAAAAAATAAAGAAAACAAATCTTATCGTCCTTTAGACTTTAAAAGATTGAGCGACCCTGATTATAACCCTTACGCACGTAAACAACAAAAAGAAATTGAAGAAGATGAAGGCATTCTTGAAGTGGAATATGAAGACCCTGAGCAGGAAATAAAAAAAGAAACAAGGGGACGTAAACCAAAAAAATGATAATAGCAACACTTACAACGCCAAATGGAATTAATGTATTATTAAACATACCGGAATCGGCAAAAGAAATACCATTCTCAAAGTATGTCAGTGCAAACATAGAGTACATTAGTATTTGCGAGCGATTCGACGAAACAAAAAACAATTATTCTGGAGCACAATTAAATGATATTGTTCGATTTCTTTCATTTGTACTTGATGTCGATCCAAAGGAACTTTTAGGCTTGAAAGTCGGTAACTTAAATGATATTACAAATAAAATCGCCAAAGGATTAGATGCTAAAGGAACGTGGGAGGAAGTTGACATTACGTTATACTTGCTATTCGATTATATTTCAAATATTTTTGCCGTTGAGGATTATGCGAGTAAGAAAATAAGTACATTTGAATTGAACGGCAAAAAGTACAATGTCCCAGAATACTTTAGAACTGCTTTAACGACCGGGTCATCAGAACTAAAAGCATGGCAGGGTTTAGAATGTGCAGAAGCCTACCGGCACATAAATCAATATGTAACATCAATAAAGGATAAATTAGGGGATGAAGATATTTATGTAAGTAAATTAAGCGATGATGAAAAAGATCAACTCGCACAAATTACATATAATGGCTATATGAGGGTATTAGCCTGTTTAGCACAGGAAGAAGGCACACACTTAGCAAATATAATAATGTCTGGGGGTGCTGATGTAAGTGATTACATAGAAAGGAAGGCAAATGAATTAAATCAAATTGATGCAGATACAGCGTTAGCAGTGTTTTTTTTTGGTCTGAATATTGGGGAGACATTAATAAATCAGCTCGTTATGAATATGCCTTTAACCCTCCACAATCAACAACGCCAATAACTTCCGATCAATTAAAAGGTATTGCAGAAATGAGGGCGGCTGCGATAGCTGCATTTGAAAGAGTAGGATATCATGCCTTTATTTTTAAGGCGTTGAACATAAGACTGTACAATAATTATATGGATGCGTTAAATGATAATTTTAAAAATCTACTACGAAATATACACCTATTCAATGGCAGTGAACATGTATGATATCACTTCCTTATTATCCATCTTATAGCTGCCCTTGAAAGTCCATACTTAATAATAAGCTGCCCTTCGCTCATCCCTGCGTTATTGTCGTCAATAACAAATCGTCGGACTAAGCTGTTGTAAGGGATAAAGGCAAAAGAATCTTTTTGCGAGCGTGTTACAATATCGACGCACAAGATTAATTTTATTATTGTCTCCCTCTTAGGGTGATCTTCGCTATAATCATTGATCATTCAAAAAGTATTTTTGATTCTTCTTTAACTTAAACTTATCGTACAAAGATAAAACAGCATTACCACAACAATAGCTAACATTGCTAAGTTTGTATTTGTCATGAATGTTAATCAATCCGGCATAATTAAAAGAATCTATTAAAGTAATTATATGCTTGTATTCAGATTTTGGGATTCGTTCCCAATGAAATTCTGCCATTTTTTCACGAGTTTAGTCCTACAAAATTATGATTAAATGTTGATATAAAAAATATCTGTTTCACATGCTGCATATTCAACGACCCTTTTCAAGAAAATAGGTGTGTCCAAAGGTGTGTTTTCGTCCCACAATTGCCATTCTGATGATGCAGAATGCCGGTAATAAATATGGTCATATATTACAATTTCTTGTATTACGTCTCCAATCCTGTACGGTATTATCTTACAATCTGATATTTCGTTATAAGATAATTCAGGTGTGTTCAATGAACAGTCAAATTGAGTAATAGGAAATTCAATCTGTCCATCCCTTATCATGTCAACGCATCCACCGACATAGGATTGAACAAGATTAACCTCAATTAGATTGACACCTGATAATGAACACAAAGGAGTTGAATAAGTTAGCCATGCTCCGCCGTCGATGCTGTACGTTATAACGGATGTATCTATTGTTGAATTTACCTGACTATTATCTACACTTATTGTAAGGCAACCTGTTACCGGATTGAAGTCTAAAACCAGTTGTGGATTGTTCTGACAAGGAACGACATAATAAGTAAATGTTANCGGAGCGCATTCACCGTCGAATGTTACTGTAGCCTGAAAGGTAAAGTTACCGGTTGGATTACAAAGAGTATCACCGACGGTAAAGTCATTGTCATCATCGTATTTATAAGAATAATCTATTGTAAGAATTGTTAATGGCGACGTTCCAACAACTTCCGCAGTCCAGCATAATGAATCTTCAGTTACCTGTAAATTCAAATCTCCATAATCGCACGTTGAACGAGGCTCAAGTGGTTCATCATAATCAGATTGCCCGGTCAAGTTGCCTTTTGTCGGTACAAGGATTAAAGGCGTTGATATACCACTAACACCTCCGTCCCAGTCTTGAATTTCAAGAAGTCGCATCGGATAAGAATGTCCGTCAATATCGACATTTATTATGTCTCTAAAGCCTATATCTCCGACGTCGTAAACTAATATGTTATGTTTTATTGAATCTTGAATAAGCTGTAATGAGCTTAGCCAAAACATCTTAAACAAGTCTTTTAAATCACCGGACCTATTGCCGTATATAAGGCATTCTTTAATTACTGTCCCGTCACTATTAACAAGATTGGCGAGGTTAAAGGAATACCATGCAGTGGTATCATTGCCGTTGTAAATTAATCCTGGTATCATTAAATCTCCATTCTCCATTTTCCTACGAACATTTTTGTTCCCGGCATAATATAAAATTCTATGACCTACGTTGAATGAGTATTCTCCATTTTCATTGTCAGAAATATAAGGTAGGTCATGGGCTGCACGTCTTAATAACGGATCAGGGTCTGTTAAGTTATTGATAAATGTAATCTCCTTATTGAGTGTTGCCCTAAATAACGGATTGCGTGATATTATTTCTTGTGAATAACCCCCCGGATTAATCGTTTTGAAGCCGTCAAATATTTGGTAATCTTTGCCGGGGATATCAATTGCAATCCCTTTTTCGGAAGTTGATGCAAAACCGACCCGAGTGTTTTCTGAAAGAACCGTTTTTTCAAAATTCCGTTTAAGGCTATTGGGAACTACCTGTTCTGTTATGTCGATAAATGTATCCTTGTAAAATCCTTCTATTTCTGAATCGTCAAACAAATTGCTTGTTAATGTTGGAAATAAATAAATATGACCGCTATTCCTTTTGTAATACAATTTAGCATCAAAAAGGTGAACAACGCCTTTTAATACGTCTAAAAATGAAAGATTTGGATCTAATTCATCAGCCATATTAATCGTATCCCCTTCACTATATAATGAACGTTCAGGTATTATACTGAATGTGTTTTGAGCCAACAATTTTACGTGAATTGTATCATCTGCATATTGTTCTGATTCGACATAAAGTATAGATAATGGAGGGATTGTTGCATTTTCAATTTCACAAATTACAGTAACTATTAAAGGTTGATAAAGGGTATTGTAAACCACCGGCATATCAACCTCTTTAATTATCAGAGGTAAATTAGAATAAAGATTATTAATCATCATTATTCTAAGTTTTACACCACCATTTACAGCGTAACGAGTCCTTAGCTCAAATTTTGCTTTTATTCTTATTGTGCCAATAAAACCGGGTGAGCGATAGAAGTATTTATTTTGAAAAATATTTGCAAATACTTCTGGTGAACCACCGGTATAATTATGGCCGGGATCTGAATATATATGAGAAAACGGCAATATTATTTTTTTATTGTCATTGTACTCCATCATCATTAATGTACTTTCCGTTGTCGATACAACCTCAAGTGATCTTCTTGCATTATTATTTTGAACATTTCCATAATCTTCACGGAGCAAGTACATTATCAAACGGCGACCGAAATCACTCTCAAGTAATGTAGATGTGAAAGCCATCCCACAAGCAGCGAATCCTTTTCTTAATAGATATAATAATGAAACAAAGGGTCTCATGTCATGCGTCCATAAAGAATTTTGAACAAGATTTATATTATTTGGATTATTTGTTAACTGCCCCCAATTGACATGCGGCAGCCGTATTGGTGACCCCCCATCCACATACGCGCCCACATTATTCGTTGATGCAATATTCGCTGCGGTGAAAGAGAAGATATCAAAGGGGATAGCATTCAATTTCAACATTTCCGCTTTGATTAGCCAATATGAATTCCCGAGCTTTAATTCAGCCGTATATGTCTGTTCATCTGAAGATACGACAAATAAATCTGTAAAAGGTAGTGTCATGTCACCCAAGTAGGCGACCACCTTACAAGCCTTACCCGCATATTCGCCGGATTGACCGTTTATAAATGGTTCTAAAGCCCGTCTATTACGTGGCGTTCTCTTTAGTGTCAACCCTATTGCCGACGGTATCTCTAATTTATCTGCTAAAAAATTGTTAACCTTTTCCGTTAATCTTAATTGTTCAGGGTCAACATCAAGAAAGTATTTACCGTTTGAGTCAACAAATTGTCCGGTGATGAATGTGTATATTAATTCTACTTCAATCATAATATCCCTATTGCTGCATTTACCGGATTTGCGACATTGCCGGACAACTTAATCCGCATGTTTATACCTTCTTTTATCATCCCCGATTCTGTAACTTTAAATTTTATAAACTTGTTATTGTAAACTAACAAGTATGAGCTACTACCGAGAAACCCTTCAATAGTTCGGACAGCATCGGGTGACATAATAGTCTTTAATTCAAAATCGTACTTTGTATATCCTTTTACATTAGCCAAGTTATTACCGCCGTGTGTGTTATACTTTGTCTGACCCCAATCAGCAATCCCACCTCTATGGGTTTTAATTTCATCTTTTTGAACATCCATACCAATATTTACCTCTTTGAATGTCATTGCTGTATAACCTCCGAGCGGATCTAAATAAAGCACTTGATACGGATATTCATTAAGTCCGCAATTTTTAAACCGATATGTATAGACTAAATCTCCGTCCGTTTGAAAAGTAACGGTGTAATAAGGGAGTGATGATAAGGCAGGAAAATGGGCTGCCCCAATGGGAAAGATGTTTACTTTATTAGCTACACCGGTCATTGTCGATATCACTGTGTTTGCCGGGTTCTTAATAGTCACCGTTGCTGCTCCGTACCCATACAACCAATCAACACTTGTTGCATTGTACATTGATACCGGCAATTTTGGTGACATGAGAAAAACGGAAGGTATTGTTTGAAACTCTTTGTAATTCAAAAGACATGAGTTGATAATATCAATCGTTGCCGAGCTGCTTGGTAAAGGTAATCCGGTCGTTGCCCCTGTTGTAAAGTCGTGTGTTATCTCCCCATATTTAAGTTTTACCTTCATTATCCCTCCACCGTCTTGTAATGTGTTTGTAAGGATTGTGGGTAATAATGTTTTAATGTTGTAAAGCTCATTGGCGAATGATATGTTAGGATTTATGTTTACATTATTGGGTGATATCTCCCGAACATTTGTATATTCAGTGACCCCTGTTCCATCCGTCAATTGATATCCTATCGTTTTTTTGTTTACGAGTGGAGTACCTAAATCTGTTATTTCCATTTTCCACTGAATCAAATCATCCACTGTGATAGGTGAAGTTGGTGAAGATAGTATGTTAACTGACATTATCTTGTTGAATTATATTGTTGAATATTACGTCTTTCAATTAGTCTTGTTTTTTGTTCCTCCCCTGCGAGAACCCCATCCATTACGGCAATACGTGTTTCTTGTGCAACTATCCTCGCAAAGGTAATCATATCTGTATTATTAACCCTTGCAACCATCGGGTTACCTGTGTTAATAGATTGAGGCATTGCTGAGACGAACCCTCCATCCGCATATTTTGAACGGTGAAGAGCTTCGAAGAAAGGTCTATATTTTTGCGTCTTTTCCTTTGTGAAAACAAACTCCCCTTCATGCACGATTCCGGCAGGCTTGAAACCAGTTGAATCTGCTGGCATAATCCCCTTACCTGTATAACCGCCATCGGCAAAAGTAGCAGCCTTAATCTTAGCGATTTGAAAACCTGTCGTTGCACCAATCCCTATTGCTGCTATTGCTCCACCAATCGGACCGAGTGTGGCAAGTGCCTGAATTATCGCCAACGCTCCTGAGACTATTGCTTGTGCTATTTTTGCTTGTTTGTCTTGTTCAAAAGCTTCACGCTGTATTTTCTCAATTTTATCGCTCTTTTCTTTTTCAAGTGCCGCCTCTATTGTCGCATTCCCTTTCGCCTGTTCAAGCTTGTAATTATATTCCTTATCAATAGCGTTCAATGCATTCTTAGTTTCATTCTCTCGTGCTATCTGTTCAAGGTCAAAGATGCCATCTGCTATTATGTTAGCATAATCAAAAGATGCAGCCTTGATTTTTTCTTGATATTCAATTTCTTTTGCTAAGCGTTCCTCCCGAGCTTTGTCCCTCGCTTTTTCAATATCTGAAATGTCTTTGAGATTTTTTTGCTTGTATTTATCCAAAAAGTCAAATACCTTTTTTTCTCCTTTTTCAGAAACGACCTCTCCTATTTCATCCACTGCATCCCTGATAGGCAATTGAGGCAGTTGACCAGGTGTTTTTCTTTCACGTGTCGCAATTCGATTCTGCAGTAATTCAAGCGCCTCTTTCGCATCGTCTAATTTCTTTTTTGCCTCGTTTGATTTTTCGATAATAATTGTTAGTACTTTTGGGTCAACCTCCGTTTGCAACTTTGAAACTAAATCGTTATATCTTTTTTCTAAATCCTTTATGCTTCCGATCCTATAGTCCGGCGCACTTTTTTTACTGCCTGATTTTCTTGTTTGTGTCTTTGTTGACGTCGTTCCTTCATCATCCGGATTCCCCTTTATTGGTTGTTTAACATATTCACGACCGTTGGCGGTTATTTTATATGGGCGTCCATTCGCATCATAATATGTTCTGTTTCCACGTGCTTTTTCTGCATCCCGGATAACTTGCCGTGATGCTATTTTAAGTCTTTCTTCCCTTCCCTCTCTGTTCCCTCCGGAATATTTTAAGGCTTCCTTAAAAGTTAAATTCCCCTGCGCCCATTGTGACCATGCTTGAAAAGCATCTGCGGAATCTTTTAAAAAGTTTTTTGTAAAATTCTGTAAACCAGAACTTACAGCAAAGTCAGACATAGCATTTTTAAGCCGTTGCCATTGACCTGGGATATTATCCATCATCTCTCTTTGCTCATTGAGCAAACTATTTGTTTCGCCAATCGCAATATTACCGGTCTTGATTCTATCGTTTACGAGCTGTTGATTTCCTGCCCATTTGAAGAAAATCTCAGAAACTCCTGCCCCCTTGAGCCCGAGTTCACCTAACAAGGTGATTAATTCAGTTGCTGACCCGCCAGATTTTGATACCAATTTAGATATTACAAGGTTTATAGCTTCAATAGGGGATGTGTCTAATAATTTGTGTAATTCATCTTTTGCCACTCCGGTAACCTTTGCGAACTTATCTAAGTTTTCTCGCATGTTTTGATTTAGCTTAACAAAAGCCGTTCCCCCACGTTCCGCATTAATACCCATTTCGATTATTGCGCTTGATACGCCTAAAATGTCACCTTGTGTAAGTCCTATCGCCTTTCCGACGCCTCCTATTCGGGTAGCAACGTCCGCAATCTCTCCAGCCGATGCTGCGCCATTATTCGCCAGTTCATTGAGTGCATTACCGATAAATTGGAAGTTTTGAGCTAATTCCGTTCCGTCTGACGTCGCCCCAAAAAGGATGTTAGATAATTTTGCAACGGTATTTGTTGTCTCCTCAACGCCGCCACTAAATTCATCGCCTAAAGCAATATTTAAAACATTTACTGCTTCGGTAAACTTTAGTACTCCTTCTTCTCCAGTGACACCAAAACGACCGGCTTCAACGGATATCTTTAAAAGGTCCTGTAAAGTTGTGGAAGTATCAAGAGCCTTTAATCCATCTGTAAGACGTTCGACAGCGTCAGAATTGAGACCGGTCGTTTTTCTTACATTAGCCTGAATGCCATCAATTTCAGCATTCAAAGCGATTATTTGCTTCATAAGTGAAGTCGCTGCTACTCCAGCCGCTGCGACACCGCCCAATGCAAAAGCAGACATTCCACCACCTAACAGACCTCCAGATGCGTTACTTATAAACGTGTTTGCGACATTACCAACAGTTGGATAATTTCCGACGTTCCGTTGACTTCGACCTGTTGCACTTTCTAAACCTAATAAATTCTGATGCTGCTGTTGAATTCTATCTCTTAGTTCAATGCCTCGAGCGGCATTACGTTCAGCCTCTGAAAGTTTATCGTATTCAGACCTTAAATCGTTAAGAACATGACGTAACCCGATTATAGATTTCTTTTTTATTTCGTCGTTCCTGATAGCTTCCTGAACATCCAGCTTGCGTTGTGCTGCCACTCTTCTTATTTCCTCCCTTTCCTGACGCAATAAGTCTCTATTCCCTTGTTCCCATGCCTTTCTTTCTCTCGCCTGTTGAGCCGCATCAGACATATCTTTTTTTGTTGCCTTATTGCGATCCTCAATAGCTTTTTTTGTGTTGTTGATTGCGACGGTTAACTTGCTTTCCTCATCAGTAATCTTAGACATTCCTACATCGTTAATGTCTTTGATTTTCTTTTTTATTTCAGCAAGTTGTTTCTCAAGTGCATTTAAATCGCTCAATTGCGACTTTACACCGTCTATCTTTAAAGAAAATGAAAGTGTCTTAGTTGCCATAATTTGTCAAATTTAAAATCATTTCGTCAATAAAATTATCTATCCTTAACATAAATTCGTGTGATAATATATCGAAATTATTATTATTATCAATAACCTTTGTAACGAATCCTGTTCTTTCACCATTCTTTGAAAACCGACTTGACGCCTTAGTCGGCATGCCCTCTCTCTTATGTATCGTTGCCGTTGCAAATGCAAAACTTTTTGATTCTTTGTCGCTGTATCCCTTTGATAAAAAATAATTTATTAAGGCATCAATGTATTTACTTTTCTTTGCGCCGCTGCCCCGTCTGTATGGGATACGTGATGCAGAAACTCCATAATTGACTTTATTCCAATAATCATTCATAAAAAAATCTGATACAATAGTATCTGCTGCCTGATACGCCTTAAAGTCAATGCTATTAAGCAAACTACCTGTATTGTTGTGTCCCTGATCCTTTAGGTTTGTCTTTATATCTGATATTATCAGATCAGATATTGTCGATATTAATTCTTGTACATCAATCATAATTCTATTGTTATCCTATTAATGACAGAACCTATTAATTTATTCATCCCTCCGGAAAAGGATTCAATTGTTAAATCCGATAATGCTTTAGGCCACACTACATTTTTTAATATATTTGAAAAAGGATTAATTTCAAAATACATATCTTGATTATTGATAATATAATCTTGAGGCAAAAGCAAAGTATTACATTCTTCACATCCAATATTATTAAAAGCTCCTACGGTTGATAATTGTCTCAAAAAGTTTTGCAATAAAATGGACGTGTCATTCTCGATCTCAAATTGATTCCGTGAATCACATATTTTTTTAGAAGAGCAGTTACAAGCGCACACACCATTTTTATCGACATACGAATATTTATAATTGTCGTAATTTTCGGCAATGTAATCTAATACAGCTAAATGGAATGTTATTGAGTTGCTACATTCACCGCCGGCGATACCTTTAATATTTTGTGATTGTGGGATAATTGCAAGTAATGGATATTCAAATGACATGTTACCGGATGGATAACCTTCTTGATTCCATTTTTTCGAATAAAAGAAAGGTTTGTATTTTTCTATTACCGTTTTTTCGAGTTGTTCACGACTTGCTACCTGCCATTCATCTAAGACGGCAAATGTTTGTATTTGTTCACATCTGACTGTGGTTTTTTGTTGTGATAGTGCTAAAACATTGCGTATAGCTGAATATAATTCAATAAATCCAAACTGCATATTATTTTAGTCACAAAAGTACGATAAAGAAAAGGAAGGGGATAAATATAACAAAAATGCAGTATGTAATACAACCACATAGATAAGACAATATAGTCTGAAAAAACAAAATATGATGCACCTTTGTAACATGACAAAAAAGACATTATTGCGACTTGTTAACAACGGAGTGTTATTCGCTAACAGCGACCTGACATTTTTTGAATCTTTTTTTGATGATGATATCCAAATTGAATCACACGTAAAAAACGGTATAGCACATGTAAGGATTGACGATTTGCTTTATTTCGGTACTGAAAAAACATCAGTACAAAGCTATGCAGAATTATTTAAGGAATTACAAAAAGATGATTCTGTTCAAGGTGTTATCATAGAGATTGACAGCGGCGGTGGTCACGATTCAGCAAGTATGTACTTGGGGAATGTTATATCAGAATTAACGGCAGTAAAGCCTGTTGTTGCTTACGGTCACATGATAGCTTCTGGCGCTTATCTCATGTCAATAAATTGTAACCTTATAATTGCATCTAATATATTGAGTAAAATAGGTTCAATCGGTGCTTATGTCAGTCTTAGCAAGATAATGAAGGAATTTTATTCAGAATTTTTTGAAGATGTTTATGCCGAGCAGTCACCGGAAAAAAATGAAGAATTTAGGGAGTATGTAATAGATGGAGGTACTGAAAAATATCAAAAAATGGCAAATGAATCAGCAAGATCTTTTATCAGTGCAGTAAAAGAGAAAAGAGCATTTGTGAATGATGAAGTTTTTGCCGGAAAATTATACACAGCAGAAAACGCAAAAAGAGTAGGTTTGATTGATGGTATTGGAACGTTGGATTACGCAAAGAGCCGGATTATCTCTTTATTAAATAATTATTAAAAATGTAAAAAATGAAATTTGCAAAAAATTTTGTGAACGCATTAAACAACGCCTTAGGCTTTGCAGTAATAAAAGACGACGAGACTATCGACGAAGCTACCGCAAGGCTTGAGACAATGCCGACACACCAAAAAGATGATTCTGTAATAGATGAAATAAAAACATCTATTCAGACTACAGAGGCAACACTTTTAGAATTAAAAGAAAAAGTTACTGAAATAGTAACTGCTCGAAAAAATGACAACACTGAATTATTGATGATGATGTCAGACTTAAAAGCGGAAATTGACACGATTCAGAATGAAGTGACAGAGGTAAAAAAAGATTCTTTACCAAAGCCTATTGTCAACAATTCTATTGTTGGAACGACTGCGACAAACAATTTAACGAATGTAATTACCTTATCTAAGGGTAGATTTTCAAACAATTAAAATAATATAAATATGCCTATTAACACAATAGAAGTGCCTAAGCAGATAAACATTGACGGTGTCGGCACAGTTTCAGCTGGTATTAACTTTACCGGTGGATTATCCTTATCCGCAAACAGAGAGGCAGGGATTCAACTATTTATTAAAAGTGGTCTTCAATCAATCGGATTGTACAATGACCCTTTAAAATTATTCAGCGTATCAAACGATATAGTTTCCGGACGTGCGATGTTTATGAACATTATGGCAGCATCATTCGGATTACGCCCGGCAAACGGTTGTAATTGGGATCCGGCAGCTCGTGTGTTTATCGACAATGAAGGTATCAAGATGTATTCATTGACCTACCAATTTGAGCAATGTTATGATGAATTTATCGGCTCATGTTTGCGTCAATTGCTTGGCAAAGGTAACAGCATTCAAGATATATTAGCCACTGAAGATGGGCAAAGATTGTTGGAAACAGCGTTTGCTGCGGTGTATGAAGGAGCGTTAACGGACGGTGATATTATGGCATGGATTGCACGTCACCCACTTATAGCAACAGCATATAATAACGGTGTTAGCGGTATGGATGCTGATGAATTTGACCGTTTCTATGCGCAAAATGGTACTAACAGAGTTCCGGAAGGGTGGTTAGCGCAAATTGATAATGCCAGAATAAGCGGTATTCCAAATCTTAATGGCCACATCAATCCAATTGATGTTCACGGTAATGACTTTGTCGGAGACGGTATTGCAGTTCTTAACAATCTTAAATCTAATGCAACAAGCAAATTAAGAGTAGCTATTTCAAAGAACCCTGCTGACGGCGTCTATTTCGTATCACGTACTTTATTTGAAAGGATAAAAGTACAACTTGGGGACTCTTGTTGCTCCGATGAGCTTATTAAAGCAAAACTTTTAGGAGATAATGCTAATATAGGATGGACAAGGGAACACATTATGTATAACGGTCTATACGTTGTTCCGGTTGATGCTTGGGACGTCCTTAATGAGGCTACTGCGACAAACGCTGTTAGATCCTTGTTGACAGTAAAGGGGAACTTGGGTGCTGCCTTCGATGTAAGCAAAACAACCGGCGGATCTCCTGATATTGCTTTTGAGGCTGAACAGCGGCTCGGACCTGGAGACGGATTTATGGGCAAAGTCTACGGACATGCAAACTACGAACTTGGAATTGGTATCTTAAACAGGGATTATCTATCTTATGCATCTTATGTTAGTGCCTAATATTATTTAATTAAAAAAATGTAAAAAATGATAGCATGCGCATTCACAGAATACACTACGATCTGCACACGTGGGGCTGGTGGTGTTAAAAGGACAGCCGGAATCCCTCGTTCAAAGGTATCTTCAATAACCTTTACGTCAGGAGAGGTATCAGCGATAGCACTTGTAGCGAGCTTCCATTTCGCTCAAGTATTATGGGCTGATAATAACACAGCAACATTTACAGAGAGTGAGCCGACACGAGATAGCGACATTAAGACACAAGAAATGATAGCTAACTTGTACGGTGTTACCCAAGCTACAAAAGCATGGGCAGAACAGGCGGAGGCTTGTTGTGAAGGTTTGGTTTTAGTACATGAGATGAATGACGGTACTGTACGTATTCAAGGTATCGAATATTATGGGACTACAGCACCTATTTGGGGTTACACGCCCGGCAAAGCATTAATATTCACAGGGACAAATAACGGTACTTTGCAGACTAAGGCAATAACAACGGTTAAAGCTGAATCATTATCAATTTACCCAGCTCCATTCGTCGCAAGCTCCTTGACTTTCGACGCAATATTAGCACTGTAGTATTCTTTCATATCGGATCGGGTGGGTGAATTGATTCACCCACCTTTTTAAAAAAAAATAACATGAAATATAAAATTATCAAAAAAGTTGTACCCTCAAAATTCATTAACGAAAAAGGGAAAGTCGTAATTTTGTCAGAAAAGGATGAGACTGAACAGATAATAAAATCATCCTTATATCCGGATGGGACAAGGGTGTTGAAAGCGGCAACACAAGAAGATTTGAAGTATGCTTTTGAAAAATTGGGAATGACCGAATTTATTGAAGTTGCCGAAGAAGAAAAGCAAATTGATAATACGAAAAAATGATATTAACGACAATATCGGGCAAAAGAGTTATTAAAGGATTTGAATTAAACGACCCATTTCCGTTATTAGTTGAAGACAGTGCGGACATAATCAAGTTTTTTAAAAACTCTAAGATAGTACCTTACAGCTATACAGAGAGTGGGACTGGGAACTCATTGCGTCCGCTATTGTCTAAGATATCAAGATTGTCGCACACCCAAAATGCTTGTATAACAAAAAAAGTCGAATTAGGCTTTACAGGTTCTTTATCATTATATTATTCAGACTTGTATTCCGATTTTGATACAACTAAAAGTGTTGATTATAATAGATACAGGGAAGCAAGTCAGTATATAATGTATGGAAAAAGAGGTGTGTTGGATTATTTTCAGGACGTTGCAAGAAACTATCTTATATACGGTGAGTGTTTTGTCGAATTGTCGATTGTTAAGAGCGGCGATAAGTACATCCTTAACAACAGAATAATGCCGACAGAGGGCAGTTATCTATATAAGGATAATGATATTTATTATACCTATTTGCCGACATTAAAAGAAAATTCTGATATTACTCTATATCCCTTTTATCCTAACTTTGTCGAAGTTGAAGGGAGGATGATATCTATCTTGCATATAAAGAATGGTAACTACTTGTATGGTGAGCCTGATTCATTTGGAAGCATATACAAGCAATATAATGAGGTTCAGTTATCTGTTTACAATAACAAGCAGACGGATAACAATTTTATGGGCGTCACTATCTTAGAGGTTGAGGGTGACAATCCTGAAACAGGTATATCAATATCGACGGAAAGTTACGATTATAAAAGTGGTGATACAGTAGTAAAAAAGGATGCTGGTGTTGCATCCCGATTTGTTGATGCTACAACAAACAAAGGTAAAGCACCGCAGAGCATTATTTACATGGAACGTCCAGCCGATTCAACGCCGATGAAAGTACATACAGTTGCACCGGTGACGAATGAGGGTTACTTTAAAACCCTTGCAGAGTTGAACAAAGATGCAATAATAATGAGTCATCGTTTATCCAGGCTGATACTTGGTTTTGAACAGGCAACAGGGTGGAACAAGGATGCTTTTAAAGATAATATATTAATAACAATGGAAACCGTTATCGCTTCTTTGCAAAAAAAGATTCTTGAGGCACATGATATTGTCGTTTCTGAAATTAATACAATGAACGGGTATGATGAATTAATCGGAGTAAACAGAAAGGTATTAAATCCGATCGTACAATTATTTAGCAACGAAAATATAGATTAATGTTTATATTGCCGGAAATGGTCGTTTTTATTGGAGGTGGTAAATTGAACTTCGAAACAAAATGGATAGGTAGTATCCTTGATAGTGAGGAATATGCTTTTTTTGAAGAGTATCTAAACGCCGATGTTTACGATTGTCTTGAATCAAAAATAAACGATTGGGGACAGGTTACAATGTGGGAGGCATGCAGAGATTATGCAATAGGTGATTATGTCCTATATAATGGGAGTGTGTATAAGTTTATCGGCGTTGACAGTACGAATGTCCCATTTAATGATTTGATAAATTGGGAATTGGCAAAAAGATTTGTCGATGATAATTTAAATAAATTATGGGAACGTCACTTACTAAGTGTCTTAGCAACAAAAATATATATGGCTGCTATTCCGGCAGCTACTTATCAAGTTAGTGCTGTAGGTGCAACGGCATTAACAGACACCAATGACGGATTAAGAGGGGTTACAAAGTCGGAGATATCTCTATTGCTGGATTCGTGGGGACAGAGACTGTTTAATAAGGTGCAGCACATGAAAAATTATATTAACAAAAATATTGATACGTTGCCTTGTTTTGATTATCTGACAGGGTGCGGCAATAGTGGTATCAGGAATGAAAAAAAAGGTTCTACAAAAATATATTTCTTATGAGCTTAGCTGAAAAATTAGGGGAACTATTAATACATGATACAGTGTCGGAGGATGAAGCAAATAGGAGGATAAAGATTTGCGAGGGGTGTGAGTTATTCGATGCTAAAACAAGACAATGTACAATTTGTTCGTGTTACATGGATAGCAAGGTCAAGGCAAAAAGACATATTGAATTAACAGAATTTAAAGTCGTCGATACACATTGCCCTAAAAACAAGTGGTAAACATTTTTTTAACATATAAATTATTGGATTATGATTTTGTACAGACAAGCGAACGGGAAGGGTAATGTAAACTCTTTAGTTCAGATTGCCAACGGTGTATGTTGCCCGGATAGTGGCGACGTATGTCAATTTACTGCATCGGTAACAAAAGCAACTGTAGGGGCTATTACAGCATTTAGCGTAAAAGACAAAGACGGTGTTACGGTGAAGACTACTGTGCCGGCTGCAACAAATGCAAGAACATTGCGAGAAAACCTTGTTACTGCAATTAATGCCGCTGGTGGACGATTGTTTAACGGTGGAATTACAATTGATGATGATGGCACGAATTACAACATTTCCGGCATCGGTGAAGTTGTTATCGTTAGCTATTCAAAGGGTGGTTCAGATACAACTTTCACAAAAAATTGTACTGATGCCTATCAATGTATCCATTCGTTCTACTTGTTTGACGGTGTTGCGGGAGCGAATAACTTGACAGTTGGCGGAACGACTACCTCATTAGGTGCTGTTACCTACCCTTCTACTACTGCCGCATCATTGAAAGCAACAGTAACTGGAATTGCCGGTGTTGTTGCTGCAAGTAGCGATGTTGTAGCAGATGCGCTAAGACGTGGTTATCTTGTTACGGTAGCAGTGGATAGCGAAGTCGGAGTATTCTTGAATGGCGAAAGTGCATTTGACATTTCTTGTAAACCTTTATTCACGACGTAATGATCTTATTTTATTGAGTTTATTGTAAGGGGAGAGTTTCTTTCTCTCCCTTTTTATTACCTTCAAAGATGATAAACATAACGTGTAATAATAAAGAGGTCAGAACTGGAACATGTGCAGATGTAGGGGATAGTAATGTTGTCGCATATATCTCTTTTTTTGATACAACAAACAATACAGAAAGGAAACTTTATCAACCGGTTTACGGCGACTTCAAAACAAGTACTGCTTATCTGTTCGACCTATCTGGTAACAGCATAACTTTAACTTATGCGGATAGTAACAAGACAAGAGCTGAACTTGAGGACTTACTTGTCGATTGTTGTGGGTGTGTTGGAGGCGATGGCACTGTAACGAGTTTTTCGGCCGGTAATTTATCCCCTTTATTTACCACAAATGTTGCTACTCCTACAACGACGCCGGCACTATCATTCAATCTATCAAATTGCAACCAATATCAAGTGTTTGGGCGTGTTGCAGCTGGTACTGGCGCACCGTCTTATGTACCATTAAATCCTATTGCGTTCAATGGGTTGGCGATACCTAACCGGGAGGTGGTGTTTGGGACTGGCACAGGGATAACGAGTAATCCAAACTTAACTTTTGATGTCGCTACATATCGGTTAAGCATAGGAGTATTAACAGGGGCAGGAACACATTCGCTCAATGTAGGGATTAACAATACAACGTCATATCGATGTTTGACGGTAGGTGATAATATTAAGTTTGATGGGACACTCGGGTATCTATTAGGGGTTGGTTATGACATTAATTTGAATATGTCGGCTAACAGTGCGTATTCGTTGTTCGTTGGACAAAATATAAATGTTGCATCAACAGCAAGAGTTGCAAATAGTGATATAATAGGTTTTGGACATGCAATTAATGACACTGTACAATTATTATTTACAGTTATTTCGGGTCAAGGTAATTCAATAAATGGCTCGGGATATGTTCAATCTTGCGGCGTGGCAGGGTATAATAATACCTTTAATTCATCGGGTGGTATTGCTGCATCATTTGCATTCGGTCGTAATAACTCAATTAATCACAGCTATTCTTTAGCGATGGGTTATGGTGTTGCAAGTACAGCAAGTAATCAGGCTAATTTTGCATTCGCAAATGGATACAGATTCATGGCGGACGGTACAACACAATGGATGGCGATAGCTAATACAGGGTACGTAACAATAAACAATATCCCAACTGCTGCAAGTGCAACGGATATTCTTGTTTCAAATGGAGGCGTTGTAAGTACAAGGACAGTAGCATCGTTGGGAATACCGGTCATAACGCCGGCAGCGTTGACAAAAACAGATGATACAAATGTTACAATAAGTTTAGGAGGCACTCCGGCAACGGCATTGTTGCAAGGCGTTTCCTTAACCATGGGGTGGGCTGGAGTGTTGGCAATAACAAGAGGTGGAACCGGGTTAGGGTCTTTAGGAACGGCAAATCAATTATTAAGGGTCAATTCGGGTGAAACAGCATTAGAATACTTTACACCGACATGGACGTCTAATACCGGTACGGTTACAAGTGTAGCAGCGACAATGGCAGGGAATGCGGCAACTGTAACAGGTTCGCCGATAACTACATCCGGAACACTCGCCTTTTCTTGGTTAGGTTCGATATATCAATATGTTAGAGGGGATGGAACATTAGCATACTTGCCGGCTTCGGCAAATTATTTGACCGACTTGTTGGACGTAACAATAACATCACCGGGAACAGGGCAGTTATTAAGGTACAACGGTACAGAATGGGTAAACTGGACGCCCAATTTCTTAACCTCAAATCAGACAATAACACTATCAGGCGACGTAACAGGAAGCGGTGCGACTTCTATCACAACTACAATAGGTGCAAATGCTGTAACGACGTCTAAGATAGCGAATACGGCCGTCACTTTTGCGAAGTTTCAAAACATAAACACAAACAGGCTTTTAGGTCGAAGTTCAGCCGGTTCGGGCAGCGTTGAAGAAATAAGCATCGGTACTGGGTTGTCATTATCAGGTGGTACATTATCAGCTTCGGGGGGAGGTGGTTCAGCGGTTTGGAAAGTTCAAGGAGGCAGCACGGATGCAACGACTAATACTCAAAATATTTACCACAATGCGAATGTGTGGTTAGGTGATGGCAGCGGTTCATCAAGCAGTTACAGGCTACAAGTAAGCGGTACATCATACTTAACAGGTTCGGTTACATTAAACAATATAACGACGATACAGGCGTGGAACAATGCGGCTTCACAACAGTTGAAGATAGCGCAATTAGATTCGTCAAACGTATTCAATTATGCGGAAAATTATCTAAAAATAGTCGGTGCAGGTGGCAACGCCGGAGATATTACGATATCGGCTTATCCACACACGAGAAAGGACACAATATCAGCTTATCCACGTAATGTTTTGGTCACAAACAGTTCAGGAAACCTATTGAGTTTGCCGGGCGAATGTTACAAGAATGACAATGTTAATACAACATTGTCAAGCGATGAAAGTCATTCGGCTGATTCAACGTGGAGAACGGTAACGTGGGACACGGTTAATACACCGGCGTGGTCGCAATATGGTGTAGATCCGACTTCGGGCAATATGAAGATGAAACTTCCTACGTCCACCTATGAATATGGTACACATCTGATATTAGTAACCCTTAATTATACAGGTGGTANAGNTTCGGAAGTGAATGCGGAGATCCGAGTAAATGGGTCAACAGTGATTGGGTCAGCTACAACGAATGCTACGGCCNCAAAGAATACTTTAACTTTCTTCACAGTAATAGATAACAATGCGACTTATCAAGGTTTGGTTGTGTCTCTGCATCTAAGGATAGCGAGCGGGACCGGGAGTATTACTTTGAAGGAAGGGAGTAAGATGGTGATGATAGCGGCAGGCGCACCATTACCGGCATAAATTATAAATATTAAATATGTATATTTGTGAAAAAAAAGACATGAAAATAAAAACAAAAGAGGTACAGAGAATTTACAACCTACTAAACATGAATTTTGATAAGGTTGAGGATTTTGATATAGCTGTAAAACTCAAAGAGATAATGAATGTACTTGAAAGTAAGAATGAGATCATTAACATAGCATTGGCAGCGATAGACCGGAAACATGCGAAAAGGGACAAAGCTAACAATATTATAAAAGAAAAAAGAATAATTCCACAATATGACGGTACAAAGATTATTGAAAGTTTTGAAATGGCTACAATACATAAGGATGAAGAAGGATTTGAAAGTGAAATGAACGCTAAAATGAATGAATTGCAAGACGTTGATATTGTACCTATTGTAATAGATAGCAAAGAAGATGCGTTGTCGATATTTGGTGAAAACTCATTAAGGTTAGTTATAGAATTTAACGGAATAATAATAAATATTAAATGAAAGCATTAAAAAAGAAAATCGAAGTTCAACAAGGTAATAATGAAGCGTATGGCGTAGTAACATATTTGCCGGGCAAAACATATATAAGTACTGTGTTTGCATATTTGGATTATAATTCTAAAATAGCAAACATTAACATTGTCTTTACTGACAAAGATGGTCAAATTGTTAATCATCCTCAAGTCAAAACACTATCTATTGAAAAAGATAGGGCTTGGATTAATGGAGAAGCGGACGAAACAATAAAATTCGACAATGTAATATCGGAACTGGTTGGCGAAATAACCGACAATGGTTGGAACTTATTGAAGCGCATAAAGATATATGATGAATATTTATTAAGTGAATATTTGTAATGAATACTAAATTAGAAAATGTAACACTCATTGAGGATTATAACGGTTGGATAACCGGTAGCGACGGTGTATCAAGGCGTATTGATGGGCTGCATATAGTGGCAAACAGTATTGATTATTATATTAATCCGATTTTTTTTAGCATCAAAGACGGTGTGTTATACGTAAAGGATAAGTGTAGTTGCTATACTATTAAAATAAGCGATACGACATATACCGAAAGCGAGTTGAAACACATGCTATTGAATGTCTATATGTTATCAATTAAGTGGTCGGATCTGGTTTCATTGCGAGATAGTAATATGTTAATAGCAGGGCAACAGTACCGGATAACGGATTACACATGTACGACTGTTCAGGGCGATTCAAGGAGCGAGGGCAACGATTTTGACATTATTGTTGTAGCGGATTCTAATAATAAGCTGAATGAGGCAGCAAGGGCAATAAGGAGGGGCGGAGATACTTATTTTCCGTCCGATACACTTTTTGAGGCGTGGGAACTAAAGTACTGTATCGACAATGATACTGATAGATTCGCTTGGGCTGATTCTGTTAACGGAAAGGGGGTTATCTATTATCTTAAAGATGAATGGAGCAATGAAGCAGCGTATGATTTCAAATCTATAACTTTTTGCAATTTGAATACGGCAGGTGTAGCTACTTATAATAATTTGCCGAATGACGGTTCACAATATTATTACACATTCAATCTTATCAATACTGCAAGGAATAACGGAGATTATGCAACGTGTATGAGCTTAGACGCTTCTATATATAACAATGTTAATATATCAAATTCAGCGGGTCAAATAAGCGGAGTTCACAATCTCAAAATCGGGGCATACAGAGACGAAAACAAGAGAAAGTTAAATAAGATAGTGTTATTTGTCGTAATGGCTTATGGCGATGGCAGTTATGGCATTACGATAGGAGATTCAGGGTATGATATTGTTTTTGGTCATACATCGAAGTCAATTAGGATGGGCAACGGATTCTACTCAATGACATTTGGGAATTATTGCGACTCAATGACCTATGGGAATTTTTGCTACTCAATGACATTTGGGGATTATTGTAACGCAATGACCTTTGGGGATTATTGTAAAAGGATTAATTTTGGGGAAGGATGCGACTCAATGACATTTGGGAATTATTGCTACTCAATGAGATTTGGGGATTATTGTAACGCAATGACATTTGGGAATTATTGCGACTCAATGACCTTGGGGGATGGATGCTACTCAATGACATTTGGGAATCTTTGCAATAATTTAACGCTCCCAGATAACAGCACATTCGGCACAATAAATGTTTTAGGTGCTGTAACAGGAGGCGGTTCGGGAATGGATTTAGCGGATAATGACCCTACATTATTTCAAACGTGGTTAGGCGCAGGGAATGAATCAAATATTATTGAAATACGACAAGTCAAAAAAACAGGGGCAGAATCGACGTGGAAGTACATAGCGCAATACATTGACCAAAATGGCGTATTGCAAACAAAAACAAAAACAGGAACAGCAGGAACATGGGTTTAAACAAACATACTATGAAAAAAATAATATCTTATTTGCCGGTAATAATAGGCTTTATTGTCTTTCTAATTGCGGATTATATCACTAAAGATATGCCGATATTCGTCAATAACGATTTTATGGCGTTATGTTATATATTGCCAATAATGATATCGGTAATATTTTTCTACATTCTCAAAGAAAAAGAATGACGGCAATAGTAATCATATACATAATATTTATAATATTTAGTGCGAAGATTGATGCTGAACACATAAACAGGCAGCAGTACTTTAGCGACCATTTTAGCCGTTTTGTGCTTCGATTTGTGGTAACATTAGGTATGAGTTCAGGAGTATTGGAGTTCGTTCTCCTATCGTCTTTATTTTGGGTAATTTTCGATATTACATTAAACTACTTCACAGGTAACAAATTGCTTTATGTTGGAAAAACTGCATGGATAGATAAACAGTTCAACAAGATACCGATTGTCTATTTCTTATTAAAATTAATCGTATTGACAATATCTGTTATATGTTACATCTAAAATCATTGATCATAAAATATCCTACATTGATAAACTTATCAGCTACGATAATTACAAGCCTACTTGCATATATGCAGATTATTATTGTAGATAATATTAATATGTTTGTTGCAATATTTTGGGTGGTTTTACTTGACTTCATTTTTGGCGCAATACTTGCAATAAAGAGGCATGAGTTTAAGACGAAAAAGGCTATGAAAATAGTATATTATTTGTCAACTTATTGGGCAATACTATTTGTCGTCCTTTCAATAGAAAAGGCGCATCCTGCCGCATATTGGGCGAGCGAAGGGATCGTATTACCGATACTCATATTTCAAATTATATCCGCCCTAAAGAATGCAACCGAAATCGGACTAATACCGAATGGGTTGTTAAAAGAATTACTCAAAAGCATTGATAAACACAAAAACAGAGTAATTGAAGATACCGGGAATATATTAACAAATGCAAGCGATAATTATGGACAAGATATCAATAGAACGGATTCAGACACTACATCCGTCGATAAGAAAGAAAGCTGAACAAGACTATCTTGCAGCGAACAAATTATTACCGCACGGTGTTCGACTTAGGATAACACAGGCTCTTAGAACGTGGGATGAACAAACAGCGTTGTATGCACAAGGGAGAACAAAAAAAGGAATAATCGTTACAAAAGCGAAGGCCGGGGATAGTTGGCATAATTACGGACTTGCAATAGATATCGTGATTATCTTAGACACCAATAACGACGGACTGTTTGAAACAGCTTCATTCAAAATTGATAAATATTGGATGATAGTAACTAACTATCTTAAATCAAAAGGTTGGAATTGGGGCGGTGATTGGAAAACATTTAAAGACTATCCTCATTTTGAAATAACACACGGATTCAGTCTATCAGAAGCAAGGCGGCGATACATGCAACGCAAAATCATTCCGAACACTCAATACATAACACTATGACAAACGAACAAAAATCAATCCTTTCAATTCGCATAGTAGCGGCAATAATGACTGTTTTATTAGGTATCGGAATAGGTTATCTTATTTGGCACGATAAACCGGTGCAAATCGTTAATAAGGTTGATAAAGTAAAAGTTGATAGTTTGCAAAATGTCATTAACACTCTTACATTACAGCTCAATAACATCAAAGAATACAAAGTAAAAGAAAAGATAATCTACAAAACTCAAATAGTAAAAGAAAAAGAAAAGATTTATCAGGCACTTGACACAGCAGCAAGGGTCAATGTATTTCAAAAGTGGGTTGTTGATTCAAGCGGAATAGCCTACAAACCTACACAAGTCAGCGATACAAGCATTGCGATAGAACTAAAACAAATGGATTACCTTACATTACAGCAATACCGATATCAAAACACTCAAGAACTTCTTCAGATATACAAGATAGGGTACTACAACAAAGATAGCGTTAACACATTACAGAAAAACATCATTGATACCTATACTCAATTGAACAATAGCAAGGATGCTATCATAAGCGCTCAAATCAATGAATACAACACTATGCAGCAGCAAATCAAACAAATCAACAAAGATCTAAAAAGGGAGCGTAACAAAACAATAATAACCGGTGTTGCAGGTGGATTAATTGCCGGCGCTATTACTATTCTTTATATAACAAAATAAAAAAAGGGCTGCATCGCTGCAGCCCTTCTAAATAAAGTGTGTGCAAGTGCTACATTCGTGCATTTAATCAACATTTGTGGTTAAATTCGTAAAAGCAAAAAGCCCAGATCACATTTTAAAAATAGTTATCAAGGTTCGTATTGATTTGCTTCAAATCTTCTTTGTGCTTGTTGTTTTTGTCAGCATAAGTCATTTTTGCCATAATAGCATAATTCACATTTTGAACGCAAATTTTACGACCAAGAAATTCAATCTTTGAATGCTGCATTTCTTCATCAGATACTTTAAAGCAACAAGTTTTTACACCTGCTATTTTTGCTCCAGTTCTTTGAATTTCTACACCATTTACATTCGTAACTGTGTCTGATAATATTTGCCCATCATTTACAATTGATAAAAAACCATTTTTTGTAAGGTTTTCATTCAAGTGAAAAAATAAATCAATATCAGACACCTTTCTGTTAATCAATCCAACAGCATTTAAAGCTATTGAGCCACCAAAAACAGCGTTTGGTGTGTGTTTAATTATCAGGTCTATCGCATTTAAGATTTCAGCTGATAATACTTCTTTGCTTTCTAAATTATTTGTCATCGCTTTTTTCTTTTTGTTTTTCTGTTTAGTGTTCCAATTGGGCATCCTGCTAAATAAGTCGGCACTTCATATAACAGCGGTTTGGCGAAATAGCCCTCCACCGCCAAACAAATCATAAAATTTTTCACTATTGTGACGGTTGAATATCACATCAACAATCCTATGAGCCAACTTTCTCTTTGAACCCATGTATGGTATCCCTTCCATTATTTTAACAATTTTTCAATCTCATTTTCTAAGCTTGTCTTGCAATATTGCAATATTCTTACCTTCTCTAATTCTTCTTCGCTTTTGCGAGGCGCACCTTTAACCCATGATGATAGATTAATCGTGGAGAATCCTAATCCACCTGCCTCTACACAGTAATCATACCACTCCAATAAGTCTTTTTTGATAACCTCATTTTCAACGCAAAATATAATATCATCTAAAGAAAAGTAATAATCATCAACGCAAACAATCGTTCCAACTTGACCTCCAACCCAATAATAAGGGTCATAATAAAATTCATATACTTTACAAAAGTTTTGTAAATAATCATTACAAGCTTTCTCGTAATTTCTTTTTAAATTCTCTTTCTTCATCTAAATACTATCTATTTCCATAGTTATATTATAATTTAATCGTTTTATTGCGTATATACAGTTGTTGTACGCAACCTTAAAACAGCTTCGGTGCATAATTCAACCTTTGATTAATAATATCTACATATTGACTTTCTGTTTCAAAGACAATACAGTTTCTTTTTAATTCTTGACAAGCGACAATTTCAGAACCGCTACCGCCAAAAGGAATTAATACATTATCGTTTTCGTTGCTACTTGCTTTTACAATCCTTTGGCAAATATTCTGTGGCTTTTGTGTTGGGTGTCCATATCTTACTTTATCGGGTGTAAAATCCCATACATCTGTAGTTCCAGTTGGTAAGTTAAAAGTATATCTTATGCTTTCAAACTCTGCAAGTAGTTCTTCGTATGGTTTCTGAAAATGACCTGTTTTTTGGAACGCTTCGTAATGTTCCTTTTTAGGGAATATCCAAGCAGTATTGCCAAAATATCTCAAACCACCTGCACCAATCTTTAATCCCATAAGTTCTCTAAATCCATCACTAACAAAACCATCCTTTTTTGCTTTTGCTTTTTCCTGTTGCAAATATTCTCTTATCGGTTTATATATCTCATTAGCATTTTCATTGTTTTGGAATGAAATATTTTGATTTACATAAAAAAGCAAATATTCACTTGCGGTTGGGTACATTCTTAATTTATCACTTGTCCTCCCTGCAATGCTTTTCAAGCCTTTATCAAGTGTAATATTTTGTCTAAAATTCAACTGCTTATCAAATAACAATACTTTTTGTTTGCTTAAAATATCAAAGTTCCCATAGCAATAAAATGAACCTGTATCTTTCAAAACTCTTACACATTCATTAAACCAAAGTTTGCACCATTCTAAATATTCTTCTTCTGTTTTCCATTGCTTATCCCATTTTTCATTTATCGCTTTGTAATATGGTGGGTCTGCAATTATTAAGTCTTGACTTTTATCTTCAATCCCCTTAAATCCTTCCAAAACATCAACATTGCGAACAGACAAAAAAGGCTGCGTACAACATCGGTTTGGCAAAATGGGGGCATCTGTAATTCTATTGAACATTTGTACTTTTATTAACTTTTGTAATTCTAATCGGCTTTTGTGGGTTAAATTCCCCCACTTCGCCAAGCCGTAGGCGTTGTGCGTAATTTTAGTAACCCCGCAACTGTTTGGCAAGTTTTGATAAAACATCGTATATCTCACAATTTGGATTTACGATAGAAATCACCAAATCTTCATCATCGTTTAAATCAATCCGTATGTTTTTTTTACTAAACTCTAATGTGATGACATCTTTGTATGGCTTTTCATTATTGCCAGTTAACGGCTCTGAACAGTCATTGTACCAATGCTCATTGTCGTCAGTTAGTAATATTGTGCTTTTTGAACTCATAATAAAAACTACGCCCAACATTATATTGGCAAAAGCGGGGCTGATGTGCTAAAACCAACAGAAGTACACTTATTAAACTTTTGAATTGACATCGGCAGTAGTACTTCAATTCCCTGCCTTCGCCAATACTTTCTCCGTTGCACGCTATTTGGCAGCGTCTCTAATATCGCCGGTTGACAGGACAAAGTCTTTACGGATGGTACATTTTTCATTCTCAAAAGGCTCTGAAAAATCGTACCTATCCAGGGTGAATTTTGAAACGCCTAAATCTTTATTATCCAAAAAAATAGCAGCAAGCGAACCATAATATTTGTGTTCGCCTGTTGCTTTAATTGTTAAGTGAAATAATCTGCGTTTCATTAGTTAGTGTTCTTTGTACTATTTATTCTTGAATTCTTATACAAATCTTGTCCAGGTCGTGCAGGAGTTTTATCATCAAACATTTCTGCATCAATAAGAAACTGCACGCCGTTCCATTTAACTTGATACATAAATCTATCTTTTAAATCTTTTGGGTGTTTTTTATTGTAATCGCTTTCATATCCTTCAGAAAGGATCTCAACTAATGAACCGGCAGGGATAACCATTTTTTCAATTTCTTTTGCCTGCTCAAGATTGTTTAAAATTTGCTTTTTTGTTATTTCGTCTGACCAGTGTTTGTTTGTTTTATCATTCAACGACTGTAGATGAGAAAGGCTGAAAGCCGGTGTGTAGTCTTTTAAAATTTTCTTTTTCATAATATTACATATTTAAATAGTCAGCAGGATTAACAGGAAAACCTTTAGCAGCATCTTTTCTCATTTGATTAGGCATCCAGTTTTCAGTATCGCTGTTATATTTTTTATTTGCAGCGACTGGTTTAATTTGATTTTCATAAACGCAACCCCAAATATTTTTACCATGAAATTGAGATGAAATTTCTAAAGCAGCTTTCAATTCTTCTGTATCCATGTTTTCTAAAGTTCCTTTCGGTTGATAATAATTTCCAGATTTGTAATAGCAGCCTTGATTTTTACACCCTTCAAAACTTACATAAATTCTAAATTCGCCTTTTGGGCTTTTCCATGTGTTGATTTTTGTTATTTTTCTCATGTTGTTTGCTTTTGTGATACAAATATAAGCAGCTTATTTGTATTCAACAAATATTTTTACAATTTTTTTTCATTATTTTGTAATTTTAACAAACTTTAACAAATAAACAGCGTGCAACAAGGTATTAGCAATATGGCTACCCCCGACTAATCGGCAGTAACATTTTCCATTTCTGAAATGTATTTTTCCCAACCATTTTTATGGGCATATAAAACGTGATTTGTTGAAACCTGCATCATTGCACCAGAGGCACCATTGCTTATTGCTTCATTCATTGCAGATTGCATATCTTTCATATCATCGTTTTCATTTGTTGTTAACCCATAAACATTTTTAAATTGGTCGAATGTTGGGTTGGCTTCTTTGTGTTTGTCGAGCCATTCCATCCCTGTTTGAACCATTTTTCGGCAGGCATCTTCATAACCGCCTCCAAAACCTGAAACTTCTCTACATTTTTCTGTATACTGATACTTTGACATTTTGCTTGTGTTTTTTAAATTTTATACCCTTGTAAATTAACCGCCACTTCTGCTAACAATTGCTGCAATAGCGGCTT